GGCATGGCTGTCAGCTTCTCCGTCTTGAACAATTGCTCGAGAGATGGAAAGAAGGGCTGAGTCCGGTTAAGATTCCACTCTCCAGCCTGTAACTTAGGCAGTCTGTGCAGCTTCATATCCACAGTCTGCGTCCTTAGATCCTTCACCATTGTGAGAAGGACAGGGTAAACAAACATCGGACATATACGCAGAACACTTTCTGGGCGACAAAACAAGATGAACTTCCAGCTACGCAAGTTCAATATTGATATGTTGAAAGACCGTTGTCAGATTGATTCTCGCAAAAGTCCCATGATCGTCGTCATTGGAAAGAAGGATACCGGTAAATCCTTCTTGGTTCGCGATATTCTGTTTAACACTCAGCACGACTTCCCCGTTGGAACAGTCATCTCGGGCACAGAGGTGGCGAACGAGTTCTTTCAACATATGGTCCCATCCAAATTTATCCACGACAAGTATGATCCCTCTATTGTCATGAACGTCATCAAGCGCCAGATGAGTGTGAAGCAAACAAGAAACAATGCCAAGAACGCGGGTGGTGGAAACTCATCTGTTGATCCCCGTGCCTTTTTGATTCTCGATGACTGCTTATACGATTCTTCCTGGATCAAGGAGGAGTCCACGCGGTATGTTTTCATGAACGGTCGTCACATCGATATGATGACCATTATCACCATGCAGTATCCGTTAGGTATCACACCTAACCTCCGCACGAACGTAGACTTTGTGTTCATTCTCCGCGAGAACATCCTGGGCAATCGTCGTCGTATTTACGAAAACTATGCAGGTATGTTTCCTACGTTTGAAATGTTCTGCACGTTCATGGATCAATGTACAGAGAACTTCGAATGTCTGGTCATCTGTAACAACGTGAGCTCGAACAGGCTTGAAGATCAGGTGTTCTGGTATAAAGCCGCTGAGCATCCTCCGTTTCACATGTGTGATTCTTCGCTGTGGGCAAACAATCAGCCGTTCAACTCAGCCATGCTCAATGACCAGTGGGATCCTAGGAAATCCAACCCCAAACAGCCCTCTGTGTGGGTCAAAAAGGAGCAGTCAAAGTAAATTACCTGCGGTTAAAGTAAAATGCCGTCCTTTCGCGCACTGGAACTCGCAGAGGAAACTGAGCGGTTTAAGCACGGAAGTGTGATCGGTCATATGGCTGATCAGAAGACCCGTCGGGCGATGGCGATGGCAGCGAAACGCCATCACCATGTTTCCCGCAATCTTCACAAGAAGTCGATGGCATCTGCGAACAAGGAACACATTACATACCGGAAGCTCGCGCCGAAGCTTCACTCTGGTCCTCGTCCTCGCGGAGGTCGCACTCACCGCCGTCACCGCGGACGTCGCTACACCCGGAAGCACTAAAAATCCCCTGCGTTTAGTGTAAATGCCCGGAAACAGGATACTCCAGGAGATGAATGAGAATAATCGTAATATGAGCAAGGTTCGAAACCTCTTTAGACACAATGTGACAAGGCATACGGCGCGTAATCACCGCCACCCGGAAGAGCGCGCAAACGCATCTGAGATGGCGCAAGCAGCTATTCATCGATATGATGAGCGCCATGGACTCACAAGGCGTGCGCTTCCTGTAATGAAGTATCAGCCGGTGGGCAAGTTTAAGTTAGACCGCGAAGGACAGATCGCATTGCGAAATGCCGAGAGAGCTCATCGTGCCATAGAGCTGGACAAGAAGCGTGTAGAGAATGCCAAACGCGAGGAAGGGAAGAAGCTTGCCCAGAAGGCTGCCAAAAAGGTAAACAAAGACGTCGACGATCTTGCTGATCTGTTTGGAAAGATGGGCGGTCGTCGCACCCGCCGCCGTCACCGCCGTCACCGCACCCGCCGCTCTACTCGCGCATAACACCCTCCGACGGGTGAACAGGCATCGACGCGGCTGAGACGATGTCCTCGAGCTGAGCCGCACCGCCGGTGTTGGCACGGTTCACGCCAGCCGCCTCCAACGCATTCGCCTTCTTGCGACGCTCATTCTCCTCCTTCTGCTTCTTGATCGACTCCTCGCGCTGGTCGGCAAAGAACATCTCCTTATTCACCTCGTTCTCCTTGTAACGGCGCATCAGCTCATTGAGCTCCTTCTCGGCATACTCCACCTCAGGCATCAGGTGCTCCGAAGGATCCCACGGCAGCCACGCACCCACCTTACCGATGAACAGATTGTCCTTCGGGTAGCGACGCTGGAGCACCTTAGCGAACATCTGCGTCTCCTCGACAGTCGAGAAGCAGCGACGGACCTTCACGCCGCGCATGTTCGTCTTGAACTCAACCTTGTTGTCATACATCTCCTGAAGCTCCTTCTCGTTCTTCAGCTGGAACACCGCGAACTGCTCCTGGATATCCGTCTTCTTCACGTCCGCATTGTGAACCGCGGTGAACTCCTGGGCATCCTTGAAGAGGTCGTCGACCTTCAGGTTATACTTCTTGGAGAGGAACGCCATGAACTTCTCCATGCCCTTGATCTTCCACTCGTAGTCCATCCACTCCACAAAGCGCTCGAACATGAACTGCTCCTTCTGCTTGATCACCTTCTCCGGACTGAGGAAGGAGATGATGCAGTACTTCTGTGTGGGGATCTCTGGATCCTCGTCAAGATAATCGACATTCGTGCCGTCGTCCTCGGTCTTGGGGAGAGTCTCGCGCTGGCTAGGCATTTCTTGTATAAATCTTCGCCTGTGAAAGTAACAAATGTATGACCTCATCACCACTGCGCTTCTGTTTGTTTTGTTGACTCCAGGTGTGCTGCTGAACATTCCGTCATCGGCACATGGTGATATCGTGACAGCCCTCGTCCATGCGTTGGTGTTTTGGATTATCCTTCGCTTCCTGAGAGCCTACATCCCTTGGTGGATGGTGTGGGTTGTAGCAATTGGCGTAATTGGATATAAGTTTTCTTCTGGTAGCAGAGAATCGGGGCTCATGTAAAATTTCCTTGCTTCTTGAACAAATGGATTCTAAGCCCAAGCCTACATCGTCTGGTGTTGATATGAGCGACCTGGTGATGCGCCTTGTAAAGTATTTCCTCGAGGGTCTCGCGGTGGCGATTGCCGCGTATGTCCTCCCGGGCAAGACGCTGAAGGTGTCGGAGGTTGGCATGATTGCCCTCGTCGCGACTGCCACGTTCGCGATCCTGGACATCTATGCCCCGAGTGTCGGTGCGTCGGCGCGCACGGGTGCTGGTTTCGGTATCGGCGCTGGCCTGGTTGGTTTCCCCAGCGGGGGACTCAAGATGTAGAGGAGTTCACCTTATTGAGGATCGTCGAGGCAAGAATACCTGTGATGAGTGCTGCGTACGCATTCTGAGTTGTCTGTCCAATCGAAAGAAGTGTTGAACAGACCGGACTGGCGGTAGTAACCAGACCCTTCACAATATCCGTCATTGTATGTGGTATACATGCCCAGTTATGCAGTGCCATGCTGATACAATGGACTCCATAATTCAAGCCCACTCCCAACAAAACCTTTCCTACCACTTCCATTTAACGGTATTCAACAGAATACTTCTAAATGCGGAGCGTCATCCGGCATCGCGGGCGGTGGATTGAGATCACGCCTCGAACCTATGAACCCGAGCGTATGACTGCCGACGTCGCCTGGATTCAGATCAAGGAGGATGCGACTCCAGAGGAGGCGTATCGTATCTGGTATGAAAAGCAGCGCACAATTTCTCGCTTCTTTCAACAATGTGGATACAGGCCGCTATCCTCGTCTTCCTCCTTGTGATCGCCTACAGATTTTGGAAGACTCAACCGAAGCGCGAGGTCAAAGGTAACACTGCTCGGTTATACTTGTTTTACACTACCTGGTGCGGACATTCGAAGAAAGCCATGCCTGAATGGGAGAAGGTCAAAGCGGATCTGAATACGTCTCCGGTGTTTGGCAAGACAACGGTCGAGGCTGTGGGGATTGACGCCGATGAAGATCCCAAGACTGCGTCGCTGTACGAAGTGGCTGGCTACCCAACCATCAAGCTCGAGACCTCAAGCGGTGTCTACGACTTCGATCGGAGCGTCACTCACGACAACATTATGAACTTCCTTCGGGAAACGCTTGGCAAAGAACCGCATCGCCTGTGAGTAGCCTGCGCTGATCATGCGTGTTTTGTCTTCATCCTTCAGCTCATCTAGCAAATAGATACCATCGATATTCAGATTGATTGCATCTGCATGAACACGGATTGAACGCAGTCCTGCCCATAAGGTGCGAACCATATCAAACACAGAAATAGACTCAAGTGTAGATGGAAAGATTGACTGCTTGATATGGGCAATATCGAGGACCAACGTCCCCTTCGGAACGGCTTCATACATATTCTCCGCATACACACCACCATCAAGATAAAGCTGATTGTGGATCACCTGTGGGTGATAGATAAACGGTAGACAACACGAGGCCTTCATCGCAGCTAACAACGGAATGCTGCCGGTCAGCAGTGTTGGGCGCTGAGTTGTCAGATTTGAGGCGAGCAAATAGAGCTTCTGAGGCGCATCCGAGATCATCTTTCCTCGCAGATCAATACCCACCGAATCGAATATCCTCAAAAACAGCTCCTCCATCAAATCCATCGTAAACAGCCCCTTCTTCTGGGTGAAGGCAAGGATGGTTGCGTGTCGATAGGAAGGAAGAAACGCAGATGTATTCACGAACTTATAGCCAATCTCCTCCATCTGCTTGGAAGACAACCCAAAGGCTACACCAGTGGCAATCACTGAACCCACAGAGCACCCATAAATTCCATCGGGAAAGTTTAGATTCCCTTGACGCTCCTCAATTGCTTTCAATCCCCCGAACAATAAGAATCCACGAATCCCTCCACCACCGAGTGCAATCGAGCGGAACATTCTAGTTGAGAATAGCAAGGATGCTGAAAGCCCGTGACGTGCTTCAGGAACAGGAGAATCAACGTGAACGCCGCATGTCGGCTATGCGCCCTGTATTGGCGCAGATCTACGCTCAAATCAAACGGCAAGCCATTCACTCGTCGGATGCCCCGTATCTTGTCTTTGAGATTCCCAAGTTTGTCTTTGGGTATCCTCTGTTCAAGCTGGCAGAAGCCCGCGAGTATTTGCTGGAAACCCTCAGTCAATCTGGGTTCGGAGTGTGGCCAGTGAACAATGACTATTTGCTCATTACGTGGGTCAAGCAGCAGATGAACCGCGGGCGTCCGAGTTTGTTAACGAACTACCGCCCACAAGTCTATGATCCCGTCGCGTTGGGAAGTATGTTCAATACACAATGAGCGTGGTCGACCCCATATTGATGGCGACTAGCCTGTTGTTTGTATTTCCAGCGTGGGCGGCATATCATCGTAAGAAGTGGGCAGGTGTGTTTTGTGCTGCCGGTGTTGGCATCTTTTCATTCCTGTACCATATCAACCATAATCCGATCATTCGTTCGATTGATGTGTTCTTCGTGTTATCTTACCATTTTATTGGACTAACCTACGCATACTATCTTGGTCTGAATGCGTTCTTACTGATCGGAATTCAGCTGGTGCTTGGATACTACATTTACTCGTTACCTGGAACAACTGAAGATACGCGCAATCCTAGAGATGTTACTATTCATGCCTTCTACCACGCACTCAGCGCATTGGAGGGCTACCTGATTATGACAGAAGCGATTCGCGGATAAACACAATGAAAGAGCCCGAGCTTGTTGCCTCTGGGTTGGCGTTCTTAGTTCCCGCCTATGTCGCATGGACGGGCGGTCAGACCGTGAGCGCAGCGGCCTTGACATTCTTAGCGGTGACCTCGTCAATCTGGCACATAATTCACGAAGAATGGTTTCGTCCATTTGATTTTATTGCCATGTTGATTGTGATTGTTCTGGAGCTTATGAACTCGATGCGCGCTGGTGTTGATGGGGTCGTGTTAGCGATTTTGATTTGTACATATGGAGTCATTGCCTATCACTGGGGGTATACCGACAGGACGTTCTGCTTCGGCGAATCGCGCTCGCGCCAGATGACATCCCATGCGCTTATTCACGTTCTTGCTGCGATTGCTATCACTCTGAACTTGTGGACAATCCAAGAAAACGAAAAGTCATCTTCACAGACGACTTCATCCACATGAACTGCGACCATGACAATACTACGTGTTCTGATGGTGAGCGCGTTTGCACAACTTGTGGAACGATTCTGGGGAGCATCGTTGACGAAGGCGCAGAGTGGCGAATCTATGCCAACACGGAAGACGATCCGTCCCGCACCGGCGGGGTCACGAACGAGTTGCTTCCCGACTCCTCCTACGGTTCAATGATGATGCGTCGTCGCATCCCCGGACAATCCGAGGAGGCGAAGACCATTGCCAAACTCTCATCGTGGTCGTTCTCAAGCCATGGTGAGCGTTCGTGGATGGGTATCTTTGATGCGATTCAGGCATCATGTTCTCGCATTGGGCTACCGAAAGCCATCATCCACGATGCCTGCGCTCTGTTCAAGCAGATTGAGGATGCCCGCAAGTCTCGCGGAGAAACTCGCCGTGCTCTCATGGCGGGGTCAGTGTTTACGGCGTGTCGTCAACACAATGCGACACGGACACACGAGGAGGTGGCTGGTATCTTCCACGTGTCGATCCGGGCTATGTGTAAGGGGTTAAGTCGCTTCGACGGAGAAGTCTCATCGGTTCTGAACACACAGCTGGGAATCGCTGAACGTATCTGCGCAGATCTTGGTATTGGAGATCAGGAGCGTGACGCAGTCCTGCTGCTCCTGAACAAGCTCCCCGAGATGGAGCATACGCCCAAGACTATCGTGGCTGGCGTGATCTCTCATGTGTTGGGTGGGCGGTTGGCAGAGATCTCAGCGGCCTCTGGAGTCTCTTCAGTCTCTATTCGGAAGATGACTGAGAAGCTTAAGATTTAGGTCACGGACCTGCTCGGATAACTCTTTAACAGCTTCAATCAAAAGCCCAACAACATTTCCATACGAAATTGACTTCTTTTTATCTCCGCCTATTTCTGTGAGAACAACCTCTGGAACTACCTTTTCGACCTCCTGCGCAATCAGTCCAATCTTTCGCACGGTGGGATCGGAGATGGGTGTGAAGTAGACGCCTCGAAGATTTTCAACCATAGTTAATGCGTTGGAAACGGTAATGATATTTGATTTGAAACGTTCGTCTGATAACGCAGTTACATCGCCGGATGCAATGATTGACCCATCAACAGACAATGTCATCGTTCCTCCAACCGCCGTACTTTTTAACGTAAGCGCTCCATTCAAAGAGCCGTATACAGGAGGAGCAAACACCAAGTCACCACCTGAACCATCTGCTATGTGCATCGGACCGTTAACGTCAAGCTGATAGTTTCCGGGGTCAACTCCGATGCCCAATCCGTATCCAATACGAACATACTTGGCTACATCCAACTGAAGACCAAGGGTAGGAATTGGAGAATAATTAGGACCGTTCAGAGAGTTAGGAGTCGTATTTGTAGTTCCAATGGATACACATCCATTTGAAAAGTCTCCTGCGATGAGGACATTATTTCCAGATCCAATGAATAGCTTATTACTCATATTGGACGGATTCGATGTTACCACTCCACCAACCGTGTATTGTGCTGGTATAACTTTGTGTCCAATGATAATGTTTCCAGCTCCGATAATGCCGATACTGTTTGAGTTTCCAATATAAATATTTGAACCTCCATTTGCGTTCGATGCTCCAACTGCTGTACTTGTTCCAATTGCAATCACATTTGCTGCAGCTGTCACATTTGAAAGGACATTTTGTCCAATTGCGATTGAATTTGTTATGTTCGAAGACCCTCGACCCGCATCCGTACCCATGAATAATGATCCATTCACAATTCGCGAACTAGCACCCGCATATGCTCCAATAAAGGATGAGTTCGATACAGATAGAATACCCTGACCGGAACTATATCCGATACATTCAACATTGGTTGTATTTGACTGTCCACTTCCTGCGCTATTACCAATCATTGTGGTGCTGACCGCATTCTTCGTTAACATGCTAACGGGTATATTGCCAGACGATCGACCCACATATACATTGTTCAGTGAATCGCCAATATCGACAGTCACAGCTGTTACCGAATTGGCTGTAATAGTATCAATATTTCGAATGTTGAATGCTGTAGAAAAGCCAGCCGCCGAATATGTATACGTTGGTCGAAAGATATACGGCAGAAACGACTGCACGTTTGTCGTTGTGCTCATTGTCTACTCCACATACTTTCTCGTTTAGGCGCTTTCCTCGCGGTATATATAATGGCGAGCTACACTCTGTTCCCGATCAAGTCGTCCGAGCAGCAGCTGTTTCGCATGTATAAGCAGTCCGTCGCCGTCTTCTGGACGCCGGAGGAGATTGACTTCAGCAAGGACATTGCCGACTGGGAGAAGCTTACCGCCGACGAGAAGCATTTTATTGGACGCGTCCTGGCTTTCTTCGCAGGATCGGATGGTATTGTTCAGGAGAATCTGGCATCTCGATTCCAGCGTGAAGTGGACTCACAGGTTGTGAAGCTGTTCTACTCCTTTCAGAATGCCATGGAGGGCATTCACTCGGAGACATACTCGCTGCTGATCGACACCTATGTCAAGGATCAAGCCGAGAAGGCAATGCTCTTCAATGGAATCAACACCATCCCGTGTATTGGTCACAAGGCGGACTGGGCGAAGAAGTGGATCGACTCGCCCGATGATTTCCAGACACGCCTGGTCGCCTTTGCCTGTGTCGAGGGCATCTTCTTCTCGGGTGCGTTCTGCTCCATCTACTGGCTGAAGAAGCGTGGTCTCATGCCGGGTCTGACGTTTTCCAATGAGTTGATCTCTCGCGATGAGGGTCTTCACACTCAGTTCGCGGTGGCGCTGTATCACACGCTTGAGCCGCGCCCGTCTGCGATGATTCATACCATTATCAAGGAGGCAGTGGAGCTTGAGAAGGAGTTCATCTGTAACGCTCTGCCGTGTTCGCTCATCGGCATGAACTCGAAGATGATGTCGCAGTATATCGAGTTTGTAGCTGATCGTCTGGCTGTCCAGTTGGGCACGCAGAAGATCTATGGAACGCAGAATCCGTTTGATTTCATGGATTTGATCTCACTGGAGGGCAAGACCAATTTCTTTGAGAAGAAGGTATCCGACTATTCACGCCCGATGGGAAATGATGCCGTGCGGTTTGACGAAGATTTCTAGAGGGTATCGGAATCGTCCTCAGTATATAAGATATTGCCGTAGGGAACAAGAACCTTTACAGGCTTCTCCGGGGGTTCAGATGACGTGAACCGCTCACGGGAAAAGAACGCAATCAACAGGGACACCAGCAGAAACGCACCAGCATACTTGAACCACGTCCTCATTGTGTTAGGGTGAAGATTTAACGCCGACGGTAGGTGCGGCGACGGTGACGACGGCGGCGAGTCTTGCGGCGACCACCTTGTTGTGATTGCAATGCAGTCGTCAGTGCACGCTCAATGCACGTTAGTAATCCGACCTGTCCGAGAGTGGGTCGACCGAATATAGGGTCGAATGCAAGAATGAACACCCAATCTTTTTCAACATCAATGTCGATTGGTTTCAATTTTTCTCCCCTATAGTATCCGATACGATTATAACTATCAAGAGCCGCGCTGTTCAGAATCTTGTCTAATACGTATGTCTTAATTTCATCCAGCTTATAATCGGGAACACGGGTGAAGTCGGGTTTGGTTAGTTCTATCGTATAATCCCTATCGGTTGGGTATACAATATACTCTATCTGTTGGTTACATTTTTTCATATCAGTAACAAAAACTTCAAGTATCGCCCTGGGTAAGAACCCTTCGCAATATGCACGTTCTTCTTTGATGTTTCCATCCTGTGAATCTATCGTAAAAAATCCAAGTCTGTTAATCCTACGAATCGCCGGTAGTGATGTGGTATCAACATTAGAAACCTTACGTTGGGTCTCAATTGTATATCTTTCAAACCCGGTAATACGTTGCAGATTGATCTCCCACTGTTCTTTGAATTGAGGGAATTTCTGTAGAAACAAAGGTATCATTATTACTAGTAAAGAAGTGTGTTTCCTGCAGGTGTTACAAACTGATTGTCACCTGTCGAAGGCATAGTAGGAGGAAGCTTGACGGGCTTGGCGGCTTCAGCAGTCACTGACATGACTAACATAAACGCGAGAAGTGCGAACAACACATAGAAAATGCGAGACATTTGTTAGTAAGTGACATTACATTCGTTCACCTCACGGCAATCCCGTCGTAGGTCCATATAAATGGAGGTTCCTACAATGTCATTCGATCCTATGGTGGGCGCAGTTGCTCTCCTCGGCACAATGGTCTTCGCTCTGGTTGGCGCAGTCGCCTGGCTCTACTGGCAGCAGAACAAGCTCTTCACGAACATGAACAGCCTTGTGGGCGCTTTCTCTGAGCTTGTCGAGCAGACGCGTGCCCCCGTAGCTGCCCCTGAACCCCAGCCTGAACCTGAACCTGAGCCTCAGCCCGAAGATGACCGCGCATCGGTTGCCGAGTCCGAGAAGGTGGCTGCCCCAGAGGTGGTCGATGGACCGCCTGCGCCTCTCGACACGGATGCGCTCGATTCTAAGACCAAGAAGGAGCTTCAGGATATCCTCACAAAGCGGGGGATTCCCTTCGGGAAGGGCGACTCCAAGAACGTCCTGGTTTCGCTACTGAAGGCGACGGCGTAGCCCCCGCAGGGGGCAACGGTGCGACGAGTTTGGGAGTATTAAGCCACCGCAGACGAAACGGCTGAACAGGCACGTTCGACACACAATCACACGGCATTTATAGATATAAAGAGCAAACATCCAATGAAGATCGTGTCGTTCGATGTCGGACTGCGCAATCTTGCATATTGTGTGCTTGAAGGAACTACGCGCGCAGATGTTCAGATTGTGTCATGGAATATCATTGATGTCCTCGGAGAGTCTGCGGGCGTGGGGGCGATCAAGTGTCATAAGTGCGCAACCTCCGCTCGCTATGAGCACGCATCCAATGGAACATTCGCGTGTGCGCGTCATGTTCCCAAGAAGCAGAAGAAGGTTACCAAAGTGGAATTGAACAAAAAGACTCCCAACCAGCTTCAGGAGCAGATGACAGAGCTGGGTCTGACTTCAGATGCGACGAAGAAGGCCGACTTGGTCAAGTTGATCTTCAACCATCTCAAGCAAAATACCTGGAAGAAGTGCGTGTCGTCGGCAACCCAGGGATCGTGCTTGGATTTGGCACCGGCTATCATTTCATGCCTGGATTCCCGCGCGGCTGAGTGGAAGGGGGCTGACCTAGTCGTGCTTGAAAATCAGATGGATCGACGCATGTTCGGAGTTCAGGCAATGCTCCAGATGTATTTCTGTTGCCGAGGCTTTCGCTGCTCGGGGGTTTCAGCGACTCACAAGCTATCGAACATTGTGACAGTGGATGATTCAACTGCAAGCTATAAAGGACGCAAAACGACAGGCATAACGCATGCTCGCGCACTCGTCCCTCAAGTGTGGCAGGAGCATTTTGCCAAGCATCCAAAGAAGGACGATTTGGCGGATTCATTTCTTCAGGGCTTGTGGTGTTTGGAACATAGTGGGTAAACTACTTCAGCGGATTTGGTTTGTACTATCATTGTAGGCAATGCCAAATCCTGACAATGTATTACCTGCAGGCGAGAGTGTTGCAGTTGACCAAACTTGTCCATTTAGGCTTATATGCATAGTATTATCAAACGCACGCAATATAAACATAGATCCGGTATAGTGGAGAACATTTGCGCAGGGCTCCAATCTAGACATCGATGTATCCCCTGCAGATTTTCCAACTACAGAACCTGTAGCCGCCGTCCATGTATACCCATCATCTATTGAATATACAATAGCACTACCTGTTCCATTATTCGTTACAGCTATTACTATTATTCCTGAAACCGGATCTCTTACGGTTCCACGAACAAAAAAATAGGGAGTTGCTACTGCTGTTTTTGTCCATGTGAATCCATCGGATGACTCGCATCTATAGGTTGATGTTCCATCATCCATAAATGAACAAAACTTATTATTGTAGTAGATTACGTCAATGCCATAGAATATACCCGAAGTAAATCCTAAATTTGTTTTATTAAATGTAGTTCCGCCATCTATTGACGACCATACTCCTCCGTTAGAGCCGACTGTATTATTGTATATACCAATAGACACAATATTATTACCTTGTACACAGAAGTTGAAACTGCTACCATCTGGAGATAAATACTTTAGTTGAGTCCACGTAGTTCCTCCATTAGTTGTCCTATAAAGATAGGCAGCTGTTTGAGCATAAATAATCGTTGCACTGTCATCTGCCGAATAAATAAATGCTATATCGTTTGGCCAACTAGTCCCATTGTTTATTCTTGTCCATGTTAACCCATTATCTGTTGATTTGTATAAAATCCTTGAAACCCCCGAAAGCCATGTTGTTCCAGATACAAATCGAATAATTCCGTCACTGCATCCAAAAATTGTATTTGTTACAGTTGAAGCTGTTTCAGTTATAAGAGTAAATGATGTTAAGTTACTATCTGTTAGATAAACTCTATTTGCAGAATCATACACCAAAACAGAATAGGCTGTACCCGATGTGATCACAACTGGAGGCACGACTGGAGGCACAACTAGTGGTACAACAGCAATAATGGATGGAATGACCAGCCCAGTAGACGTTGGGGATATTTTCATACCGACCAACGATGCACGAATCTTAGCACCTAATCCGTAGATAGGAGTGACGCCTCTAGCTGATTGGGCATGTGTATTGCCGCCGCCAGACGGAACGTATTGTGCGGCAGCTCTTATGTATGATGTGATATCAGACGCTGCCGTAGGTAGGAGCGGCATTTACTATTCATACATGGAAATACACATGGTGTCTCGAGCATATGACGTAAATCACTTATAGCAATTCTTATACGGACGACAACTAGCTTTCTGTGTGAAGCCCATCCGGCGGCATGGTGTCTTCTTGCAGTATTTACGAGACATCAGCCGGTGTTTCTTAAATACACGGCGAGTCTTCATTGTTCTTCAGCAAGACTCGCGTTCTAAGCTTAAGAAACAGACCCGAAGGAGAAGTAAATGGATATCGACCTGCTCGTAAATCCGAAAATGATGGGAGGTGGGCTGGAAACAGTCGAACTTCCCACCATTGATTTCAGCGATATCGGCGGTGGTATGCAGGCTCCGGAGGTCGTGGCAGGTCCGCGTCTTGTTCCGACCATCGAGGAGACAGGTCCGACTCACGTGGGTGGTATGGCGAACCTCAACGCTGAGCCGTATATGACCCCAGCCGCTCCGGCTCGGATGTCAGATGACCACGTGATGCGTGAGAAGTATGATATGCTGCGCAAGTTTGAGCGTCTCGGCAAGATGGGCGTGCCGATGCGAAAGCGCTTCACGATTGACTCGCCGATGGAGGAGATGAAGCTGGAACTCGAGTTTATCAAGCGTGAGAAGTCGATGGACGCAACCATCAAGCAGTTCTCCGAGTGGTTCGTCACTGGCATGTCCGCAGCTGAGTGGGGATCGAAGAACGTGTCTGCGATGAAGGCGTTTGGTCTTCAGCTTGATGGTCTGTCGGAAGCTGCCCAGATGAATGTGGTCGATCTGGAGGATGACTTTGAGGAGCTGTATGATCTCTACGGCGAGAACATGAAGATGCACCCGCTGGTGCGTATTCCCCTTCGCGTCTGTATGATGGTCTACATGGTTCACTTGACCAACCAGATGGCTCAGAAAGCCCCTATTCCGAATATCCAGGACATCATGCGTCAGAACCCGGATATCGCGCGTCAGCTAGCCGGTGCGGCCATGCAGAACCAGGCTCAGCAGATGCGCTCGACAGCCAGTGTGCCTCCTCCCGCGCAAGCTCCTAACCCTCTGGCAGGTTTGATGAGTTTCATGCAGCAGTCTCAGCCTCCTGCCCCGCCGCCGAATCTTGTTCCCAAGCAGCCTGCGCAGGATAAGCCCGTTCGCGTTGGTGTCCAGCGTCCTCCTCCGCAGAGGCAGCAGGCCCAGCCGCCTGCGCCTCCCCAGCCCCAGCAGGCTGTTCGCCCGCCCCCGAATATCGATGAGCTTCTCCGTGACATCAAGACCAGCGTAACTCCCGCTGCCCCTGGATCGGTCAGCGGACGTAAGGGGCGCGGGTCTACGGGCAAGTCTGTGAAGATTAGCTTGTAAGGAAGTAATGAGTTTCATAAAGTCGTCATCCTCAACGAAACATAATCGCCCTTCGCCCGAAGAGGTGACTAGAAACATGAAGCTACTGGATGACGCACTTAGAAAGATGCTTGAAGCAAAAAGAAAATGGCTTCATGAGTTCGATCCTGATTTAAGGCAGGCACTTCATTTTACATATGTAACTCGACAAATGGAGTATGATATACAACGGAGGAGAAGCCACGATATATTATATCGTGCTGGCACGCGCCGTCACCGCCGCAAGCACCGGAAAACCTTGCGTAGGAAGTAAATGCCCAAGGGAGATGCTGCTCGTAAGGAACTTGCCCTACGTGAATACCAACTTAAGCACCACGAGCATCTGAGCAGGACCGGTAGCCCGCCTCATGGATGGAAGTTACCTTCCAAGGCGGATCTTGAGAAGCTGATTGCAAGACTCAAGAGTAAGCTCGGAGTGAGTGGAGGCACGCGTCGTCGTCGCCGTCACCGCAAGACACGGTCCACAAGGGCCCTCACGGCCCGTCGTCATCATTAAATCTGCGTTTAACGTAAATGTCCCAAGCCGAAATAGAAAAACTGAGAAAGCCGGTGATTGCCGCGGAGAAGAAGCTCAAGGAAGCCAGGGACAGCTTGCAGCGCGCACACATAAAACACGTGTATGGACGGGATGCAGAGCTGAAGGGTCTTACATGGGAACACGATTCAGCCCGTATCATTAAACAGCGGCAGGCAGCAGTTGACAGAGCGGACAAGGCATACGACAAAGCCGAAGCAACATTCTTGAAGAAAGAGGAAGAGATAAAGGCTCGCGCAGGCGGTCGCCGCACCCGTCGTCGCCACCGCACCCACCGCTACACGCGTCGTCGCTGAAAACGAACTGATCCCAGTCAACACAACACAATGTAAAATGCCGACTCTTGAAGTTCAACTTGCTAAGGCGCAGAAGGATATGGATGCTCTTGTTGATTCGGGTGTTGATCGCTTTGATGCTACAAAGCTCGACTACTATCGCATCATGGATCGTGAACTGACACAGCGGATTCGCTACCTCCAGCAGCGGCTTGAGGTGAGAAACGAGCGAGCCGAGCTTCGCGCAGCTGCGCAGGCGTTAATGCTACTGCGGGTCCAGCACGCCGTCCTTCCAACTCACACATTTGAACCCATTGCTCCTGAGTGATGTTCTGGAATGTTCGCAAACAAATCGACACATCCTTCGGAGTCTTCTTTCCCATATGCCGACAATAGTCGCAGTTTGTCATGACGATATACTGCGACCATGGTCCTGTCCGCAACACCAGTGCGTAGAAGGTGGACAACTGCTTCCACGTCACCACATTTTTCTTGTGGGACACGTGCTTCTTATATTTACATTGGACTGCGTAATACTTGCCTTCGTGTTCTGCGATGATATCGATTCCGACATCCGGGCGCTTCAACGATAGCTTCGTTAGCAGCTCATCTGGCACATCCTTGAGCAGCCACACATTTGTAAGCTTGCGGACATGCTTGAGATACTTTACACAGAATTCCTCGAACACATCACCACGAACCTTCTTGTTGTCACGAGTCCGCATCTCGGTGAAGGTGTGTGCTGGCTGTTCATACCACTTTTGGCATTCCGTCAGAAAGAGGTCGAAGAGGCTCATGCCGTCAGGGCGCTTTTGAAGAAAGAGAGCGTGGAGATCCATGGCAGCACAATGGTTACAATACTACTCTGCGCACGTTCGTTTTGTGCCAATCCAAGTAGTCCCCAGAGGAGATACTTGTTTACGCGAAACCGAAACCGAAGAACACAGAAGATGAACGAGGCAACGTAGAAGACAAGTGGAAGAGAATCTTGAGCCAGTGCGCCGTGAATGTAATTCAGTCCAAGTGCCGCTGCGTAGAGTACATGCCAGCCAAGAGGACTCAACATTCGCTTGCGAACCAACGTCATGAGGAACGCCGCAATCTGAATCGGAAAGAGGATGAACAGCGCGCGTTCCATGGACGGCGAGAACAACAGCCCAGCTGTCGCAAGAACCTGGCTAATCGAGTAATACAGATTCAGACGATCACGAGCCCGCTGGGATACCCAGTCTGGGAAGGGCATATCCCGCATGGTCGTGTTGGTAGCCTGGTAGTGCTTCGTAGCGAGATCGGCTAGCACTATTGTTCCGATTACATTGGCATACCGCGTCCATGGTGACGAGAATCCCGAGAGAGTCAGCGACATGGCTGCCAACGAGCGACTTGCGAAGAGAATGCTGTGCGCCCGGAACTCTGGCCAGATCATGGGAGCAGACGCAGATCGGAAAGATGTCAGGTAGAAGATCAGAGACGACCAACTCAGAAGTGCGTGAATCGCGATGAAGATCCACGCAGTCTGATTGAAGGTCATGGCTCGATACATTGCAAACTCGCCGAAGCGATGAATGAAATGTCCGAGGGAGAGAAGACCAAGCGTCTTGTGGATGTGTCCATACTTGCCGTCGTGGTGAGTGATGAGGGGCTCCATTGTGCCACGAAATGCCGTCTACTGGTTAGGATTCGTTTTACCAAAGCCCCCCATGCTTGCTGTCTTTATGGGTTCTACTCCAAATGTAGAGACTTTCTTATCTTTATATTCAGAGGTCAAGTCACCTATTTTGGCGGGCGGGGTTTCAAATCCTTCGTTGGGGTGTGTGCGGGAGATGCCCATGGCCATGACGACGAATCCAGCAGTGAGGAGTAATGCGTGAACTAAGTCACGCGTGCCCATGTAACAGACCGCAAAGATCGCCACGCGGCGGAGGAAAATGTTCCGCTTATAGTCTTCCTCCTTCTGACTGAACTCATCGATGATATACCGCGAACCCACATTCATGAGCATCATACAGATGCCAAGGAACAGGAGTTGTGCTTGAATTTTTGGGAACTTCATTACTTAGTGTTGAGAGATTCAATAGCCGGCCTGGCTGGTCATGGCCTCCGGCGGCATCGTGGTGGAGGGCATCTTCTTATCGTCCTCCTTCTTCGTGCTGCCACTGCTTCCCAGTGCGTCGGCATACTCATACGCCGGGCACGCCTTCAGCAGCGCAACCGCCAGCAGGAGAGCGACCAGCTCGTTGTGCTGCTTCCAGAGGTAGGCGACGAAGCCAAACGAGAGAGCCTTGCCGACCGGCGAGCTGACAAGAACGCTCAGCAGCTTGGGGGCAAACGAGATTAATCCAACAAGCGCGACGACAACAACGAGTTCGGCAGTTCCAGTGAGCTTCATTTGTAGTATCTGGAGCATATTTTTCTAACGAGGGAGAATAATGGCACTGGTGTGCACAGACCTTTCCGACGCACATGGATCTCCGTTTAAGACTGTCAGCACTGCGATGACAGCTCCCTCAGCTCCCCCCGGAAATTCCAAGAAGGGCGTACAGTCGGTTGTGGAAAACATGGAATCATCACTCCCCCTCGACCAGAACCCCGCGACGCGGACGTTCACGCCTACGCCTCAGCCCGACGCGGTTGCGGTTCAATCGCAGATGGCAAATCAGCCCGACAAACTGAATCGTATTCTGAGCCTCGTGGAGCAGAATAAGACCGGGTATGAACCCTCGTCCTCGAAGGACATGTTTCTTTACGTGCTGACGGGTGTGATGTTTCTGTTTACGTTTGATACGTTCGTGACGCTGGGAAGGGGGATGCGTGGGTAATCGTGTTTGCCCGAAGGGTAAACGTGTTACGCAGGGACAGGGCTCGATCCGATGCGTGGTTAAGCACGATCTCTAGGCGTCAGACTGGTGGACATCGATGAGAATTTATCAAAGCCGTTATCCAGATACTCGACCTCGAAGGTCAAGCAGTAATTCGCACCGTTCACGTTTGTACTGTCTGCTACGGCGGTTGTTGCGTTCGATAGAGTCCAGTAGATGAATCCCTGACTACCCTGTTGAGTGTGAAGACGAGGACGGATACGAAGACGATCCATCTTTCCGATTGGAGGATTGAACTGCGCGATGTTCTCCGCGTTCGTCTTGTCGTTATACTCGATAAAGCCAGTGGTCGGAATGACAGTTGTTACCGATTTCTTCTGATACGTAGTTGTCGGAATCTTTGCAAAGAAGCTATCGGGATACTGCGACCGATTACCGCCAACTGCGGTCTCGTCACTTTTATTCAGACCATCGATATCCACTAAGAAATAGTTTGGAACATATCCCTGTGCGTTCGCGTGTATGTGTACGTCATTGGTATACACGGCAGTCGACACATTGGATCCAGCCGCATACGAGTGGGAGTATGCGAGATCTAGCGAAGGAAACTCCGCACTCATCAGGCGAAGAGACACAACCTTCTCGTAAACACGCGGAAGATAGACAACAAACTCACCGTTCGTGAAGTAGATAGCTGTATCACGATCCGCAGAGTCAACATGAAAGACCTTCTTCACCGTCCGAAGCTCCGGCGTCGGTGTGGACTTGTTCACAAGAGTTCCGTTACGGTCGTAGTTCATTACTCTTACAACCGATAGTTTTGCTGCGTTTAAAACAAAACATGGGAGATTCTGGAGCCACTGACATTGGAACAAGCAACGTTACGTGGACGGTTGCGCTGGAAGACTACTTTGCCCAGACCGGCGAGAAAGCGAACGGCTTGGCGATTATGCACAAGCGCGCAGAGAGCATTTTTACTCGCCGCAAGACGTACATTGATCTGCCGGTTATTGTAGGGTCGGGTGCGGTTGCCTTTCTGAACGCTGGCTCGTCGAGCTTGTTCGCAGGCAACCAGCAGTTGGCTGCCACTGCGTTGGGCGTGGGATCGCTGGTGATCGGTATTCTGAATACGGTTGGAACGTACTTTGGATGGGCGAAGCGGGCTGAGGGTCACCGCATGTCTGGCATTCACTATGCCAAGCTTTACCGTTTCATTAACGTAGAGATGCGTCTGCCTCGCGATCAGCGTATGCAGCCCGGTGATTTCCTGAAGTATGTTAAGGATCAGTATGATCGGTTAGCCGAGCTGAGTCCGTTGATTCCGACTTCGATCACAGCCACCTTTGCCCGTCAAATGGAAAAGTATAAGGATATCTCGAAGCCCGAGGAAACCAACGGGCTGAACAAGATTAACATCTTCGTGGATTCGGCTCATGAGCTGGAAAGTGCCGTAAGCCCGTTGTCTCCGCCGCCGGCGCCTACAAAGCCATCTTCGTAACTCGGTATTGCCGCTTGCGGTATAACGAGTTCCGGACACCAAACTGCCTCTTAAACTGGGGATCCACAATATCCACAATAAGCGGGTGAACGATACGCCCCATCTTCTCCACGCGTAGAATGCGACCAACAATCTGATCAATATCTGGACGGGGTGTTGCCATAACCAATGTGTTCAATGTAGGCACATCAAAGCCTTCTTTGCACATGCTGTAGGTCGCAATCAGAATCGCCTTTGTCTTACAATACTCGGCGCGAACATCTGCTTTGACCGCTGTTCCCAGAATACACGCAGTCTCTCGCAGATCGTCAGGTAATCCAGCCAGAATGTCCTGGCAGTGCTGAACTCGATCTGATAACACCAGAATTTGACGTCCACCTTCCGAGATGTCTTCCAAAATCCGGCATAACCACCGAGTGCGGTCTTCGCAAGCAGTTAGCTTGTTGACCATAATCGGCACGGATACCATCCCCTGTGAAGACATGACAATCTCATTGAACTCGCGATCATCATTCTGATACTCGTAGACCTCTACACTGACCGCCGTGTCGACTGAATCCCCTGTATCTGATTTATACAATAACGGGCCAAGGAACCAGTGAATAGCAAACATGAGCCGATCTTTTCTGTCGGGCGTCGCGGACAGACCGAGCATATATCGCGACGTAACTTTGGGTAGCGCTTGCACAAACACCTCAGAAGCAATGTGGTGACACTCGTCAACGATAACCAAGCCAATCGGTTTGAAGACGTCAACATTTAGTTCCTTCATCGAAAGGGTTTGGAGCATAACAATCACAACATCCTTGTTCTCGACATCACAGACATCGGCTTGTACTCGTCCAATACGTGCGTTTGGAAGGAATGACTTCACCCGGTCAATCCACTGGTCGCGAAGGAACGTGTTGTGGACAACCACCAGCGTAGGGACGCGGAGACGAGAGGCGATGTAAAGCGCACAGACTGTCTTGCCGCCTCCCGTGTGGAGCGAGATGATTCCATCATGGGGTTCGGGAAGCAGGAAGGAATTGACGACGGGCAATTGGACTGGACGAAGCGCTCCAGTAAACTCCCAGTTCCACTCGGGAGTTGTTGCGACATCGCGCGTGGTTGGAACGGATCCATATCGCTCAATCCCAAAGTGCTTGGGGAGATAGAGCCACTTGGTGTCTTCGTGATAGACCTTATACTTCGGCTGGGCCATAGGGTTGACAAACGAGAAGGGCCTGACAGTAAGAGCCTTCTTGAGTGCAAGTTCACGTGAGTCCTTTGGAATTTGATATCCATGGATAGTCAACATGCCCTGTTCTTTCTTTATTTTCAATCAGTTCGTTTTACTGAACCGTCGTATTGAGAGATGCCCACACGATATCCTGGATCGCCGAGCGAACATCCGGGTCCTCGAGATGCTCCACGCGGTAGATCACGGACGGGAACATAGAGGAGTTGAGCTGGACGTTCTCGAACGGGTCATCATCGCGGATCAGCGACCCGACGAGCGTCATCGTATAGTCATACGCGCCCCCACGGGAAAACATGAAACTGTTGGAGAAGTTCGACTTCTCAACCGTGCCAGCAGCGGCATACTCCACTGTGACCTTGATGAAGTCAGGGTTCTCGGAAACAGTGTGAAACGAAATCACATCGTCATCGTTGACGGCAGCATCGGAGCGGGTGAGGTGGATCTTCAGAAGGCGCATTGATATACTTCAGCCCTCCTATCTAAATCGGTCCGTCATAATCGGGTGCGTCCATGTCTTGTTCACGATCACGATTTCCTCGAGCTAAGTGATCGCCATAGTCACCATGATCTGCGTTGAAATCATCGTCATCGGGCACATCACGCGGTGCGCCAACGCCGGCATCCCCGTCTACAACCGGGAGATCCGCTTCCATGATTGGCTCGATTTCTCTCTCCAACTGGGCTGCGAACGTATCACGGTCCTTCTTGGTAATGATATACGGCGCCATGCCGCGGTCCAGGAGATCCTTGG